GCCACTTTTCGCCCTTTGGCTTTCCCTTCATCATAAACTCTCTCTTGATAGCTATTAGCTCGCTGTAAAACTGCTGCTTTTCAGCCATCGTATAAGCTTTCTTTTCGCCCTTTACAATTTCTAGATCTCTGCTTTCATCGCTTTCCACATTCTCACCAGCCAATGGTTTATGCCCGCACTTGGCGCAAATGTACTGCCCTGCTGGTTTCATGTAATTGCACCTTGAGCACTCTTTTGGCTGTTTTTCTGTTTTTTCTTTTTCTTTTTTGACCCTCTTAGCCTCACTTAAACCGTCAGAATCACCAATTAATTCGTCATATTCAATTGAGCAAGGAAAGCCAAGCTTATGAACTGTCCCGCTATGATCTAATATTATGCAGTTATCTTTACCCTCTGCTGTGCGAAGCCCTCGGCCAAGGCACTGAATCCATCTGGCTTCACTCTTTGTTGGCCTTGCATAAATAACGCAACGAACATCACTATCAAAACCAGCAACCAAAACGCCAACATTGCAAATTATTTTTGTTATTCCAGACTCGAATCTTTCAACTATCTTTTTTCGCTCATCGGTCGGAGTTTCCGCTGTCATCACTTCCGCATTGACTCCGCACTTATTAAACTCAATAGTCACATGGTTGGCGTGCATTACGTTTACGCAGAATGCTATTGTTGGTCTATTTTCGCCAACTGTTAACCATGTTTTTACTATGTCACCTATTATTTTGTTATCACCCATGATTTCAGCCAATTCATTTTCAGCATAATCTTTACCGTATGCTGCAAGATTTGAGGTTTTCACCCCCTTTAGGTCTGGCTTTGTTGGTGCGTAAACATCATATTCAGAAAGGTAGCCCTGATTTATTAGCTCGCGCATTGTTGTTACTTTTATAAAGTTTTGGTAGTAGTTACCCATCCAGTTTGCAAACGGCGTAGCTGTTAGCCCTATCCATTTGCGATCATCTTCGCTCATTAGCTTTAAAAGCTTTGCGCGCTTTATGTGTGCCTCATCAACAATGACTACCTTTGCATCTGGGAATTCACGCCTAATTAACGTATCTGCGCTAGCTATTTGAATTAAATTATTTGGATCATGCCACGGGTGATCTCGCCATATAATGCCAGGTTGCGGCAATCCATAATTCATAAAAGCTCTAGCCGTTTGATCAACGAGTGTCACGGATGGGGCGATGAATATGCTTTTAATTCCGTTTTTATACAGTCCGCCAATTATTTCCGCTGCAATTGCCGTCTTGCCTGCACCTGTTGGAGCTTGCAATAAGTGAGTGTCAAACTCTTTCCATTCGGAGCGCAATCTATTCAGTGCGTTGTTTTGGTGTGGTCTTAGTTCAAGTTTTGTATTTGATCTCATGGTTCAAGTAGTCCCATCAAGTTGTTTATGTAAAATCTCTAACTGTTTTTAATAGCCATAGATTAGCGTTTCTTCTTCTGAGGTTTAATTCTCTATTTGGGTGATAGACACCTGTGTCATAAAAGATTAAATCATACCTCTTACTTGCTGCTTGCCACCAGTTTGGCTTTAGCTTCCTTATATTATCAACAACCCACTCTTTAGCCTCTTTATGCTTATCCGGGTATTCCTTAAAGCACTTTGGTAATAATGGATCGTTGTCTACTTCATGCAATTTAATCTCCTTGGCTTATCTTTACTTTCTCAACCTTTCCTGATTTGGTGTATCTAGTTGTCCATTCAATTTCTTGAACTTTGTGCCAATCTACTTTTACGGCATATTTTTTATTAACCCTAAACTCACCCCTGCCAACACGCTCAATCAGTCCAGACTTGATAAGCTTTGATACGCTATTATCAAAGGTTGAGTTAGCTATGCCAGCTTCATCTAAAAATTTTCTTTTTGTATTCACCCCATAACTAACAATATTGTCATAGTTCATATTCATAAGCATAAAGTGAAACATTTTATAAAGTGGCGTAGTTAACCCTTTGACATTACATATATCTTTAACGTATAACTTCACAAAGTCTGGCTCTGAAAGTAATTCGCCTGTTTCTTTATCTATTGTTGATTTAGCCATGCG